GTTGAGCTGCCGGGACTATTGAATTTCAGCATGTTGCCTTTAGCATTGCCGAAATTGGATATCGCTCTTTTATATTTCGGCAAATATACCGATTGATTGCCGAAATGATTAGTTAAACGATGCAACCGTTACCGCCTCCACAGCGCCATACCGGCCTCGACCTGGCCGAAGGCGCTTTTGTTGCGGGCGTCGTATCCCGCGGCGGCCGACACGCTGAATCGGCCGAACGTTCGCCGGGCGTAGGCGCCTGCCCACATCCCGCTGCCATCCCTGGTCATCCAGGTCCCCATCGCGGGCCCCAGTTCCCAGGCGTAAGGTTCACGGACGAGCTGCACCCGCTCGACCGTCTTGTTGTAGGTTTCAAAGTAGTCGAGCCGGGGGCCCAGCGTCCCCACGGCCGGCCCGACCACCCGGGCGTAATAGGTTGAGTCGCGGTACTCCAGCGTGCGCTCCGTGACCGTTATCTGCACGCTGTCGCCCACGACGACCGCCCGGTCCACCGTGTCGGCCGGAGCGAACAGCATCCGCGGCACATGCACCGCCACCGGGCGCTCCGCCACCGCGAACGGCTTTGGCCGCTCGTAGAACACCGTATCGACCCGCACCCGCTCGACGATCTCCGGCCGGGAGACGTATTGCCCCAGCCACAACCCTCCGAGGAAGGTGGCGGCCAAGGCAATCACGGTTGTCTCCCAGCGGCTCATATCCGTCCGAAATAATGCAGGAAAGCGAGGAATTTCCGCGTTTCGATATGCCCGGATACATCCTCTCCGGCCCGGGCCTCCTGCTCGAACATCGAGTTGTCATAAGCCATCTCTGCCGCCGCGGTCCAGCCGCTCGTGCACAACCGAATGGTCCACGTGATCGCCGCTTCGAGGAAGTACAGCACGTAATACACGACCGGAACCGGCACGAACCACCAGCCGCCGCCGAAGAGGATCTGCAGGATCAGGGCAACCAGGAATGCGAGCATCGTGACCTCGTTGTACTGCTCGGCGTGGATGCTCTCATGCTACTTCGTCTTATACGATAGCGGGGTGCTCGACTTACGCTTCGTGCAGATATAGCCGAAGAGCATGGCCGTGGAATATCCCGGCCAAAGCAGGCACTTGGCCAGCCAACTGTTGTAGAATATACGTCTCATGGCTATCAGTTTTGCATGAACAACTTCCATCCGGCTTCCACATCCGGCATTTTGGCCTCTACACCGTTCTCGACGAACGACATGGCAGCCACGATAGGTACCATGACGTCACGATTGGTAGTAGTTATGCGGCTGTCTGCCGGCACGCCGGACCGGTTGGATACTACATTCACGTAATTGTCGGTATGATTCTCATTGGCCGGTGCCCAGCGGTATATCATCTTGCGAATTGTGTCAAGCCCATAGTTACGCTGGTAGTTGTTCAGCAGTTTGAACGCCGCCCGATAGCCGTAAGCTGCGGACGTAAACTGCGCGAATCGGCTGTCCGCGGACGGCACTATCTCCCCCTGCCACGGATTCCCGCCCTTCGTTTTCTCGATGTTCAACGGGTTGTTATTCCGAAGACCTCTCGACATGGCTACTCCTCCTTTTTGGTTTCGCGGTCATACCACGTCTTAGCGATAATGCCGGCAATGAAGCCTACGCCGGCGGAGATCGTCGAGGCGATGCGAACACCACCGGGCAGGAAGTTGAACAGCACGACGAGAGCCACCAGCACGGCGGCAACGATCAGAATGGTTTTGGTTGTCTTTGTCATAATCGCAATGTTTTATTAGGTTTGGTCTTTGGTTTTACTCGCAGCCTCGGCCCGCACGCGGTCGAGCTGCCGGATGAACTCGATCACCTCCTTCATGTCCTGCGTCTTGGCCAGTCCCGCCACGATGTCCGTCACCTTGGCCGCCGAGGAGCGCGCAGCACGCAGGTTCTCGCGCACGCTCCACGCCTCGATGCCGACCGCGATCACGGCGGCAGCTCCCGAGGCGTAGGGCATCGAGTAGAGGCCGAACAGCAGGCCCAGCACATCCACGCACATGAAGAGCGCCGTGACCTTGCCGTAGTCGCCGAACTTGGTGAAGGTGCGGCGCAGGCCGTGCGAATCAATCGGCTGGTGCAGCGCCCGGGCCTTGCGGATCCCGGCCCGCATGTCGATCATCACGGCCACGAGCATCACCGCCCAGATGATGATCTCCAACAGGGCGGCCCGCCGCAGGACGATGGCCTCGAGCCCGAATGTATCGAGGAGGATGTCGAACATATCACTACACAATCAGGATTGCAATCAGGAAAGGGAGCCACACGACGGCGCCTCCGCATAGGGTGGCCACGATATCGCGGAGATCCGTCTTGGCGTCGGCCTTTTCCTTGCCGACAGCCGCCACGATCACCGCCACGACCGAGGCCGTCAGCGCCAGCCACTGGGGAACGAACCACACCAGCGCCAGCAGGACGACGGCCGCGATGTCCGACCCCAGCGCCTGGTGCTTGTACTTGTCGGCCCCGATGCCGTTCAGCCAGCCGACGATCTTGTCAAAAATCTGCTTCATGGTCGTTATGCCTTTTCAACGTAGAGCCCCACCAGCGCACTCAAATCGTGGTACACGGCCTGTCCCGTGGAGCGGGTGCACTTGTAGGTCACGCCGTTCTGTGAGTAATATTTGCCCTCGAACAACTTCATATTTCCGTTGTACGGAATCGGGTCGTCCAGCGTTCCGGCTGCCGTCTCGTTGATCTCCTCGTAGAGCGCAGCCGTAAGTTCCGACGGGGCCTGATTCTCCAGCACCGTGGCAATCTGCTGGCGGACCTTGTAGAGCCGCCCTTCGTATAGCACCTTGAATCCGGCGTCGAGCGACTTGCCGATGAACGAAGCCCATTCGGGATAGAGGTCCTTGATCTCCAGCGACTGTTCGTCGGATAATGACATCGTATTCACCGCCATAGTGGCGAACATGGCCACCTGCCTGATCGTCGTGTCGGGGATCGGCTCGGGGACATACGGCGCCGGCTCCGGAGTGTACTCCTCCCACGTCACCGTGATGCGGTCGCCGCTGTCGGCGTAAACTTCCCGTAGTTCATTGCCCGGCGTCGTGATCTCCGGGCGATCCGTGTATTCCACGGGCTTGTACCCCATCGAACCGAGGATATCGGGCCCGGGGTTCATGATGACCATCCCGCCTTGCCGTACCTCGCCAGGAGCCGGGATCAAATATCCGTTTTCAAGTTTTGCGTATTGCATAGCTATTGCTGTTTGTTATTCGTTGTAGAGGATCTCCGGCGCGCCGTTTGCCGCCATGTCGTAGCCGCCTATCGACTGGAACAGCGGCTCCATGTACTCGTCCGACAAAGGCATTTGCTTCGCGCTGTCGAGCCAGGAGGTTGCGATCGCCTTGTCGTCCTTACTATACATCAGATTCTGCGGCAGGTATTCCGCAAGGAGTCCGTCCCTTTTCGCCTTCGGCACGACGTACCCCATCGGGTCGCCGTTGTTGTCAAGGGCCTTCACCTCGTCAGCGCTCATGGCACCTTTGAAGTGGCGGTGCAGAATATAGTCGCCTTGGAAATATAATTTATTATTATCCAAATAATATCCTACGTTATACAACGTCATAGGATCACAAGCAGGAGATTCCTTAACTTTTTCGCCATTTACATACAGAGTCGTGTTTGAATCAGTGAGAACATATACAATATCATACACCGAATTAATAGACACTGCTTTTGAATACATGATATCGCCTCCGCCGTATGTTTGAACCAGTCCGGATGCAGTAACATCTATTCTTGGAGTTTGACTAAAACCTTTTGTATTAAAAACAACTTGCAATCCGGAAGATATGATAGTAGGCACAAACACACACTGAATAGTGCACGGCACTTGTCGCAAGGCTGGATCAGTTGTAGAGAATCCGCCCTGCGCCGTGAGAGCCCCGAGCTGCATCCTCTTGGCCTGCCGGTAGGCGGCCATCTTCTGCACGTTGTTGTAGTAGTACAAAAGGCTATTCATCGTAGGTCATGTTGCCCGCACCGAACAGGATGCAGATGGTGTAACTCTTGTTTTCCTCGGGTTTCGTCCAGCCCGTGATGCTGAAATTCTCCGGGTATGAGAATTGCGTAGCCGTAGTTCCCGACGTGAAGCGAATGATCGACGGCTTCGTCGAGTTCTCGACGCTCGCAATATTCAGCGAGGTCAGTTCTCCGCAGACGTACATCGTCCCGCCCTTGACGTCCAGCGAAACGGCAGAGCCCTCGACCTGCTGCACGATGGTGCCGTCGTCGGCCCGGAACTCCGAGGTGACGTACTGCTGCGTTTCGATGTCATAGAAAGCCCAATAGGCCATGCCGTCCACATCCACGATCTTGGGAGGGTTGGTTGCAACCTCGTTGGCTTTGGAGGCCGCATTGTTGGCGTTTCCAGTAGCCGTCGTGGCCAGCCCTACCGCCGTCTTGATGACATCCGTAACCCGCGTGCCGTTGGAGTAGATCACGCCCTCCGCATCCGCCGTGATGGACGGGGTAAGGCCGTCGAACGCGAAGTCGAACGTGCGGGCCTGCGGTGTGCCGCCCGCCGTGACGTTGACCGTCGGATTGCCTACGCCCGACCCTACCGAAGCCGTGGCGCCCGTGATTGCAGCGTCCGCGCCAGGGTCGCCCTTCTCGCCTCGAGCCGGATATTCCGAAACCACATACTGCTTCGTGTCCTCGTCGTAGAACGCCCAGAAATAGCCTTGATCGTTGAGCACGATTTTGGGAGGGTTGTCGGCAAGAGCGCTTGCCCGATCTGCAGCTTCATTGGCCTTATCAGTCGCCGCATTCAATTTGCGGAGGACCTCAGTGAATCCCGGCATACACTCGCAGCCATTGGCGGCTCCGATAGCCACCGAGCAGTACACGCCGGCGCATTCGTCTACGAACTGCTGGGTGAAGGGCTGGATCGGCATATTGTCTACCTGGAAGTCCAACTCCGACATCATCGTCAGGATATTGCGGAGCACCTGCGTCCCCGTGCTTTGGATCTGCGTCTGATTGCTCTTGTCGGCCAGCAGGCGGTCGACATAGAACAGGGTCAGCCGGTATGTTGCCAGATCCCCGCTCACGCTGGTCAGATGCTCGCCCTGCGTGTAGGCGAACACCGCATATTTGGCATTGGGGATGGCGTTGAGCTTGAAGATGTCGTTGTCGATGACCATCGCCACGCTCTGCTGTTGCAGGGCGACGGCTTCAAGCGTGCGGATTGTTTCTTCGAGCGTCATTTCTTTCCGTATATTTTGCCACGAGCGCCGCCCAGCCAGATGCTGCACGTTGCGGAGCTGTGAAGGTTCTTTCGAATGTGGTAGCAGTCGTTCTGCGTCAGCTCCGGGAGCTGCGCATAGTGTTCCATGGCGAAGCGCTGGATCTTGGCCGCATAGAAGTCCGCCTTGCTCTGGTAGTAGTTCTGGATGTTCGAGATCTCGGCAAGCGTACTACCCTGCACGTTGGTGTCGGTAGTCTTCGCCACGCCGATGTTCCCGATCTTGTATCCTACCTTGTAGGGCAGCCCCGCGATCGTCTGATAGGCGAGGAAGTATTGCGAGACCTCGATCAACTCCTTGTATATCGCATTCTCGGGGTTATTCACCTGCCCCAATTCCACGATCTCCTTCAGTTTGTCCGTGAGGGCATCTCCGAGTATCTCCCGGAGGTTGATCTCCTGCGCCTCGCGGATAGCCGGAAGCATATACTTCCCGGCGAGGTTATCGCTGATGTTCGAGATGCTCTTCACGAACTCTTCAGATGTCAGTAGAACTTCTGCCATTTTGCGCAAGTGTAAAAGGTTCGATCGTCATATAGTTCTGGTCGCCGAAGATTTTGCCGATGGATCTGCAGATGAGCTTCTGCACCGGCATGATCTGCGTCCTGTTGTAGAGTCTGAAAGCGGCGTCGTACTCCTCCTGCGAGAATCCCAGGTTTTCCGTCGGGATGCCGAACAGATTCGGGTTGGCCCGGAAAGCCGTGAAGATCTGCTGACGGCTTCGTTTGGCGAGGGAGTCGTAGCGGTCGCCGTAATCGGGCACGTCGATGTTCTCGATCGTCGTGGCGTTCTCCTTCGTATCATTGTAGGCGATAACGATTCGCCCTGCATTGCTTTTCCCGGCAAACTTCTCGTTGATACCCTTCTCGATTTCCTCCTGCTCCTCGTCTGTGGGGGTTCCGTTATTGAAATTCACAAGAACAGATCCCATGAATCCGTTGTTGATGGAGTTCAGGTGGTATTCGTCGATGCTTCTCTCGATCTCGCAGGCTTTGAGACAGGCGGCATACTTGGGCCGCGGGTAGGTGTGGTATGCCGTGTTCTTGACGAACAGCACGGATGAGGCGATGCCGCGCGCCTCCGGGATGAACTTCGGATACACGAGCGTCTTGACCATTGAGAAGCGGCGATTCCACGTCTCCGAGTAGTAGAAGACTTCGTTGTCCTTGTCGCAGCGCAGGTTTTTCATATCCATGGCGTACAGCTCGGCTATGTCGCCGCTCTGGCTGCGGATCACCTGCACGGCGAATCCGCCGTAGGTGAAGAACGAGACGGCCAAGTCGCGGACAAGGTCGTCGGCTGTCTGCTTCTTCCGGTTCATGTACTGACCTTGCAGGGCTCTCGACACGTTGACCCGCTCGCCGCAAACATAGTCGGCCGACCCGTCAATGATGCTCTGCAGCGATGCGACATTCTCGCAGAGATCTTCGAGGTAGTCGGGATATGCATTATGATCACCCCACTGGATGAACTCCCGGCCGGGATACTTCTCCTCCTTGGGTGAGATGATCGACTGCTCTATGTACGGGTTCAACGCCGCGAACGACAGCGATATTTTCTTCTTGTCATCTGCCATACTGCTTGTATTGAATTGATTGGGCAAATTCCGATATCGGCTCGTCGTAATCGCCCACAATCATAAGACCTGAAGCCATCAGACACCCTCCCTGCGTGAGTTCGTACTCGTATTCGCCCTCCGTCATGCCATCCGGGAATGACACGGTTACCTCGTAATACAGCGGGCCGAGCACAACGCCGTCCGGCTTGATGCCCATGCGATCAAGCCCCACCGTATTCTTCACGGAGAGGACGAACACCCCGGCCTGCGTCATGAACATGCTGCGCGGGATGTAGAGCGTCTGTACGTCGGATGTCTGCTTGGCGTAGATCATTGCTTTTTCCTTTTCGTTTGGCGCTTGGGCGCCACGGTCTCCGGCTGTGCGTTTTTGGCTGCTTCCATCTCTTCGAGATCTGCGAAGTAGATAGCGCCCATCCGCTGCAGGAAGTTAAGAACACAGGCCCCGCAGTTGCTGTTCACGCGAATGCGGTAACCCGTCGCCCGCTCGTAGATAGGCACCATCGTCTCAATGGCCATGCGCCCCACGTGCCGGAGGTACTTCGACCGCACCGCCGTACGGAGATTCATCTCCCACTTCGATACGATTGCTATTTCTTCTTGCGTCAGTTTCATGTTTCAGAAAAAAGGGCGCACCGGTTGTCGATGCGCCCCGGATGGTTGTTGGTTAATCGACGATAGTCTCGATGACCGATGCCTCCACCTCGTAAGGGAAGGCGAGCGACTGATCCTGCAGTGTGATGCTGTACCGGTTGGCGTCCGATGCCGCCGTCCCGGTCTGACCGTCTCCGGCGCTGGCCATCACCGGCTCGTCGTAGCCGAGATACCAGAATTTGCCGTTGTTGTCCTTGACGATGACGGCCATTTCGCCCGTGGCCATTGCGTTGATCTCGATGCGCTTCGCCGTTTCCATCTTGCTGAACAGCATGACCAGGTCGGTGCTGACGTAGTTCACGCCGTTCGCCTGGTCGACATTCAGCGTCGACGTCATTCTGCTGGTGCCCTTTCGGAAAAGATACTTCTTGAACTTCTTTTCCGCCACCATGGTGATGGCGTTGATCTGATCCGACTCTGCGGTCACGTTCTCGACGTCGTCATAGTTGGCGATATAGACCTCACGAATGCCGCCCATAGTCGAGGCGCAATCGTAGGGAATGCCGTTAAAAGTTTGCGAACATGCCATTTTCTTGAAGTTTATGGCCCGAGCGAACCGAAGCCCGCCCGGGCCTGGTTATCACTTTGCTGCCGCTTCCTCATCGGATCCTGCAGCTGCTGCCGCTTCCTCATCGGTGGGTGCAGATGCCAAATTGGCCATCATTTCCGTGGCGATGGTTCCGAGTACCACACGGTCGGGGAATGCGAACTGCGTTCCTGCGTTCCACTTGACCTTCATCTTGAAGACGTCGTCGTCGTCCGAGAACCACAACTTGATCTCCTCCTTGTCGCTCTCGACGTCGCAGCCGTAGAACATGTTCTCGCGGTACGTCGCCAGGATGTTCTGCTTTCCGGCGAGGCCGAGCGCACTCGTTACGCGGACGTTGGTGCCGGGGAAGATGAACTCGCGGGGAGCCTCGTTCTGCGGGCCGGAGTAGTGGTAGTAGTTCTTCTCCACCATCTCCTGCGTGAACTCACGGAACAGCTCCGGAGAGACGAAGATGTAGATGTCGTTGCGCTCGATGATCTCCTCGGGGATGGCCATGTAGACCTGCTTGATGGCGTCGTAGGCCGTGGTTCCCTTGGCGATGGCCACGTCGACGACATCCGCCTCGTCCGTGGCGATTTTGAGCATACCGTCGAAGCGTTTGAGGTTATCGTCGCCGGACGACGTATCTCCCTGCCATACGGCGATCTCCATCTTGTTGTTGATGTGGCTGATGATGTTCTCCATGAGGTACTGCTCGAAGGGCAGCTCCTCGCTGTTGGCTCCGATACGCACGAGGTACTCGGCGTACTTGCCCAGCAGGGTGTCGGGACAGAAGTCCATGTTCACCTTGATGAGGCCCGTCTCAATCTCGCGCTGGGTAAGGGTCGCGGTACCCTGTGCCGTGAATCCGCAGCCGTTTCCGTCCTGGAAGGTCGGGTCGGTGTCGAGGTAGTTGATAGCGGCCTTGGTCTTGATGCCGGTCTGCTTGACCATCAGTCCGATGGTGCGGCCGCCGAACACAACCTTGTTGATCAGCGGCAGTTTGTTCTGCTCCACATACTCGGGGAGCGACGTTGCAATGATGTTGTTCGTTGCCATGTTGTCTGCTGTTTTTTGGTTACTTTTTCACGTTCGCGCCTACGACTGCGGCCAGGTGATCGAGCCGCGAATCTCCGGTCTTGCCGGGAGTGAGGTTTCTGAACTCCTCGTGTGCCGACGAAGCGGCCGGGGCCTGCTTCATGGCCTTCACGTCGGATTTGGTGGATTCAATCGCGCCCATGAGCTTTTCGACCATGTCGCGGATGTCGGAGATCTCCTTGCGGATCTCCTGCATTTCGGCGTCACGGGACGACGGGTCGCCTTCCGGGCCCATCGGGTCGGTCCCGCCTGCGGGAGGCGTTTCGCCCGCGCCGTCAACCTCTGCCTTCGGGTCGACGATCTCGGAGACCTTGCCATCCACGACGGTGATGGTTTTTCCATCCTCCGTGGTGTACTGGCCATCGGGAGCCGCGCTGCGCTCACCGCTTTCGGACTCTTTGTGCACCATGTCGCCGGCCTTCAAGTCCTCGTCTCCGTCCCAGTAGAGCGTGCCCTTGTCGGTGGACACTACGCCGAACTCGGCCAGGAGCTTTGCCAGCCGAGTCTTGAGTTTTTCAAGTTTTGCCATTTCGTTGATTTGTTGTTTATTGAACTGATGTGAATCCTTGGACACAGAGAAGATCCCCTCGATGGAGAAGCCTTTGAACTTCCCGGCTTTAATGTCCTCCCACACGTCATCATTGGCCACGTGATACTCGCCGAAGAGGCTGCCGTCCTCCACGTCCTCGAAGCCCGCCGGGTCGATGCCGGCCGATTTGTCCTTGATGAAGAGCTGCACGAGGTTGACCCCATCGACGTCGGATCCGGGGATGTGCATTGTGTTGACGTTACCCTGGTTCCCCTGTTCGAGAAACCGCTCGGTCATGCGGCGAATCGTAGGAGCCGAGAAGATGATGTAGAACTCCTCACCGGTGGGGGCGACGCGATAGATCGGGAAGTCGGCACGCATGAGAACACCGCGCACGAGTCGCTTCTCCTCGTTGGAGATCGCGCACACGGGAATCTTCTTCTCGGCCGAGAATGCCATGAAGTTGCGATCAACGGCCGGATCGTCGACAAGAGATACGCACACCATGCCGTCCTCGTTGTCGCTCAATTCTGCCCAGTAGAAGGGTATATTTCGATTAAAAGTTGCCATTCTACCGGGAAATATTCATTGCCCGTTTTCTGTCCAACAGGGCACAAAAAAAGGCCGCAGTTTCCTGCGACCTTGACCCGTCATCCGGGCTGTTAGAAACTCGTCTCCGACTGCTGGACCTGCACTCGCCTCCCGGCCTGCTCGACGTCCGAATAGACCAGGTAGACGCGCTGACTGCTGGCCATCTGATTGAGTCGTTCCTCCTCGCTGGCACCGGTGAGCGAGCGAACCGTTTCAACCTCCTGCACCACGGCCGGAGGTGTGACGACCGCCGGGGTGGTAACCGTGGCACCGGTGGAGCTGGACGACCCGTATCCCGTGCCACCCGAAGAGTCGACCGAAAGAATGCTCTTGATGTTTGCCAAACCCGTGGCAATGGCTGCCGCCATGTTGATGGCTCCCAATACCGGACTTGCATAGGTGGGCACCGGCATGAAAGCCGCCTGGTAGGCCGCTTGTGCAGCCTGATAGGTCGATATGGTTGCCGCAGCCACAGCCATTGCCTTGCCTACTGCCGTGCTCTCGCCTGCAAGCTGCGCACCGGCTTGCAGGAGTGCCCCGGTCTGCTGGGTGATCATCTGCTTGTGCTTGTACTCGGCATCGGCTATCTTCTGGCGTTCTTTGGAGTTCTTCAATTCCTGCGAAACGAGATCCTTGTCTGCCTCAAATTCGGCGGCCATTTCTTCGTCGAGTGCTTTGAGAAGCTGGTCGTTCTCCTGCTTCAGATACTTGGCCTGGATATCGGCAATCTCCTGCCCGTATTGTTCTAGCATCAGTTTGCGGCGCTCCATCGCCAGTTCCTCGGCGATCTGCTTCTCGTCGACCATCGTCTCGAAGGCGGCCAGCTCCTGCCGGAACTGCTCCTGCGCCAGGGCGAGATCCCCGCTCTGCGTGCCGGCGCCCTGTTCGGCTTGCATCAGGGCCGTTTCATCCCGGAAGGCGGCGTTGGCCTCCCGGATAGCTGCATTCGTCTCTTCGGCGATGCGCTGCTTCTCTGCGGCAGCCTTTGCCCATTCTTCTTTCAGCTTCTCGTTCTGCTCGCGCTCCTCTCTCAACTCCGTCCGGCGGCGTACTTCATCCTCGTGGATCACCTCTTCCCAGGCGTCGATGCGGGCCTGCAAGGCGTCTTCGTACCCCTTCAAAGTTTCAGCATTTGCCTTTTGCTCCTTGGCGGACATCTGATTGTACTTCTCGCGATATTCATCCACAGCCTGCTGTGCCTTGTTCATCGCATCGGTAACCGATCTTCGAGCCAACGCATTCGCCTCTTGCTCTTTCCCGTCTGCCCGAAGCAGTTCCACTTCTCGGGATATTTCAAGGTCGAATCGCTCCATCTGCTCCTTCTGCTTCTCCAATGCTTTGGCGCTGGCTTCGGCCTGCTTCTCGATCTCCTTGTTGCGAGCGTTGAACAGAGCGAACGCCGCAGCGGCGGCAGCGGCCAATGCCGTAAGCGTGGCGCCCAGCGGCGTGGCAATGAAAGCGACAGCCGCCTTTGTCATGCCAACGATGCTGTCCTTCATGCCGGTGAACAACGACGGAATACCGCCACCCTCGACGCTCAACTTCCCGAGGTCGACAATCAGCCCGGCCTGCGGAGGCAACACCTGCTTCAGGGCCTCTTCGTATCCGCCTACATTTCGCTGGAAATTGCCCATTGAGGCGTCGACCTCCTTCAGCTCCGCGTCGAGCAGCTTGATCTGCCCCAGCATTTCGGTTCCGACAGCTCCCTCCCGCTGCTCCTTGCTCAACTGCCGGTAGGCATTGCGGAGCTGGCCCAGCGTCTGCGACATCTCGACGTAGGATCCCTTGGCCGCAAGCAGGGCCTTTGTCGAGGCGTTCAGCGAGGAGCGGACATCGCCCTGCTCCGTGCGGAGTTTTTGCAACTCTTCCAGGTTCTCCTGCAGCTCCTGGTTGTAGTCGTCGACGGCCATCCGGCCTTCGTCGTAGTCCTTGGTGATCTGCTTGATCCGGGCATTGGTAGCGTCGATGCCCGCCTTCAACTCCTGCATACGGGCCACGAGGAAGCCGAACGACCCCGTGTTCTCGTCGATGATCGCCCGCAGTTCTTGCATACTCTTGACCTGCGCATCCTCGTTTTTGGCGCTGATCTCCATCGCCTGGTTGACCTCCTCCTGCGCCTGCGACATTCGGGCCTGCGCCTCGGCGAACTCCTTGGTCCCGGCCGTCAACTCGGAGAGGGTCTTTTTCAGTTTCTCGATCTCCTCCCGGAGTTCCCGGATAGTCTTCGAGCTGGACGTTGCATCCACCTCGATCACTCGTTTGATATCTTCTGCCATTATTTTTTGGTTTTTTACGAAAAATGTTTATCTTTGCCTTTGCTTGGAGTCTCGTCCAAGCGGATAGCCTTGTTTCACTTCGGTGGAATAAGGCCTTTATTTTGGCACAACGAACTCTTGGGTGAGTTCGCCGTCCCTTACGTGAGCCCTTGATTCAAAGTAGCAACGGTTTGAAATCTCCTTCGAAAGGAAACTCGTCCCCGCTACCACGGCGACCGCAAAAGTAACGACACGATCCATATCTCCGGTGATATTGTAGCCGAAGCCCGTCGACCGGTTGGCTTTGACTATGTGCAGATATCGAAGCCCCGTTCTAACGTCCGTATCTATTCTCCATCGATAAGTGTTTGTCAAGCCGGGAGCAGGAATCGTTATTTTCCCGTTTTCCGACACAGGGAAATTATTGTATGGTATGTGCCATCGACGATAGGAACGTCTATGGACACGTTGGAACCCATTGTTCGGTGGCAAGCTAAACCTACCGCTTCCTCGCGTCAAAATAGAAATTCGTTCTCCATTCCTCAGCGGCCTGGATGTTCGCACGTACAGAGATGTGCCATCGGTGGTAAGTTGAAGTCCAATATCATACGGAACATTCTGTCCATCGGTGTAGGCCGATGTATCCATCACCTTCACGAACTCGCATTGTGTTGTACCGACGGTCGTCAGTGAGTAGTTCGATATGCCGTTCAGCCGCCAGATGGCTCCGTCGAAGAAGAAGAATTTGCGGAGCAGCTCTTCCCCTACCTGAATGCCACGAAAGTCGACATATGCCGAGCAGATCCGCGTGTCTACGTTGTACATATCCTCGATGTACTTCTGCCAATAGCGGGTGTAGATAGCCGCTTCGGAGTCTACCGACAGATTGGGGATGTCGATCTCGGCCGGGATGCCGAAATCCATCGTCTGCTCGATCTCGTTGCCGTTCAGCCAATGACGTCCGAATATCGGCATATCGCTTGCGGCAATTCCGTTCGACAACTCCCAGCATGGTCCACCGTTCAGATCGTACATCGCACTCGAATCGTCGGTAATGATGAATCGGGCGTAGGCCGTTGCTGCCGCCTCGTCATCTGCAATGCTGCCACGCAAGAAGAGCAGGACCCCAAACCCATCCGTCGCGCTCTCGTCATCCGTATGGCATTGCAGCTTGGGGATGACGTCGTAGGACGGCAGATCGGAATTGAACGGCGTGACGGTGGCGGTGCCGTCAGGCGTGATACCCTCCATATCGATGCTCGTATCGGGATCCGTGCCGTTCAGAAACAGCTTGTACGACGCCTGCCCATTGAGAAATGTCGAGCAGATGCGAAGACGCCCGGCAAGGTCTCCCGTCGGGCTGGTCACGTTGTTGAAGTAGATCGACTTCTCCAAGACTTCGGCGCCTCCCGCGAACTCTGAGCTTTCGAGGACATCCGTCGTGTCGGCGTTGAAGTCGTAGCCCGTGTTCACGCGCTGCGCGCCGTACTCGCGGCCGTACTTCTTCTTGTAGAACTCGACAAACTCCCCTTCCAGCTCGCCCGAAGCGAAGGAGAGCCACTTCGACTCGGAGACCAGCGGCGTAGTCTTAATGTCCTTCGACCGGTCGATGCGATCCTCGATGTCCACGACATCCTCGGTGTAGAGCGAATTGCGGGTCAGCAGCGACACGGTCTTCGAACCCTTGTCGTAGGTGTACGACAGCCCGAAAGTCTTGGAGTACGACAGCAGGAATTCCGCCGGGGTCATCGTGTCGGACAGCATGATAGACTGCGTAATCTTCGAATCGCTGTGCAGCTGAGCGCCTATGTTATATTCCAGAGTCCCGGATGATACATTCACACCGTATAACTTGACATCGTATGTTCTCAGATCAACATAGTTTGATGATAACCTCATATTCTCGTTCGATGTCATCGACCACGTTACGACTCCGGATACTCTGGCGTAATTGATAATCCGTACCCATACCCGAAGGACTGCGATCGTAGATCCCACTCCTGATACAGTCATGGTTTGGATGGAAGCATTCGGAATGCTATGCGAAGATCCCTCACGTGTCGTAACCTTATCGAGCCTTCCGCATTCTGTGAGCCGGGCTCCGCTACCGTAATATGCCCCATCCAAGATCCCGAGATTTGCCCAATCCATCGGCGACATCATCGAGTCCAGTTGAGACGATATGTATTCCTGGATTGGGCTTGCCGCTACAACTCCTCCTAGATCGTCCAGCAATTGAAGCTGCAGAAACAGCATAGTTCCGTGATACGGAACGTTTGGGAGGTTTGCTGGATTATTGAGATAAGCATAGTCGCCACTCGCAAGGGGGGATGTTGTCAAATAAATGGACGGCACCAGCGATACGGTAACAAGTGCATCCGGTGACGTGCTGCCGGGATTGAGCGTTGCGGTCAATCCGGCTCTATAATCCCCCGCATACACATTTCCAGAAGATGCGTTCCCGCTAACGTCCCATTCTCCAGACTCCCCATCCTGCTCGTATGTTGTCAGCAGCGGAAGCGTTACCCATGCCTTCTCATAGGCCTCGTTTGCTGAATTGAAGAACACGCTATCAAGGTTCAGCGTGAAGCCTTTCGATGCGGCATAACGGCCGATCGCCGCAATCATGCCCTTCACCGAGAACACGGGCCGCTGCAGGTAGCTCCGCAGGTCCTTTGTCTGCCACTCCGTGAAGTCCTCGCCGAGATCGTACAGCGCGCACCCGTCGATGGTCGAATAGCTGTTCCCGCCCGACGGATAGGACGTCTTGCCTCCCACCAGGGCAGGATCCCCGACGGCCGTGTCCGCGCTGAAATCCCCCTCCGGCAGTCCGTTGTAGGCCGGTGCGAAATTCACGACCTGCCACGGTCCGTCAGTCCCGCTGCGGAGTGCCGCCCACGCCTCGGCCACGGTCTCCTTGTTGATCGTAAACTCGATCTTGTCCTCCGGGTCATCGCTCAACAGCGGGAGATCGGCCAACGTGAGCTCATTGCCCTCGTCGTCATAAGACAGCGTGTAGAAGAACGACCCGAGACCGCCGTATAGCGTAACGCCATACGTTACGGTGCCGTTCTTGTCGGTCACGCTGTCGAGCTTCATGTATCCGGATTCCAGCAGTTCCCCGGCCTCGCTGTATATCGAGAACGGAGTGCGGACCAGCGGGCTGAAATCCGTACCGGTGCCGCCACTCCCGGATGTGGTTCTACGGTCGGCCCGGAACATCATGCCGAAGATCGCATCGTTGTTGCGCGTCGACGGCAGCGTCACCTGCTGGGAATAGCTGTTCTTGACGACGGCCGGGCTGTTCAGGTCGTCGGCCTTATAGTTCATCTGCACCAGCGAATCGGTGGAAAGATCGGCCTCAGCATCGCCGATGTATAGTCTGATTGTTCGTCTCATATTCTCACGAAATCCTGCGCAATGGTTACGTCTATCTGATAATTCACGAGCTTGGCCCCGTTGTTGCGGAAGGTCTTTTCGGTCCACGACTTGGCCGTGAGTGTCACGGGCCGGATGATGTTCTCCACGAGGTCGTGCAGGTATACATTTGTCGACCCGAAAAGATGGTGCATCCTGGCCGACTCCTCGTCCGTCAGCCAGTCGGTAACGAGCGAGATCGTCCGCTCAATGTCGTTTCGGTAATTCACCGTGCCTCGGTCCGACAGATCTGCGGGTGAGTATACCTTCTTGTACGTCGCACGGGTGTAGTTGTCGACTCGCTTGTCGTTGCCCGTCATCAGAAGCGAATCCCAGCCCCCGAAGGCGTTGACGTAGTACAGCACGTATCGGGCGCATGGCTTCACGACCTCGTAGGTCATGATCTCGGTGCCGCCCGTCGTGTTCGCGGATATAGTGACGGATGTCGCATTTGACAACAACGCTGTGTCGCCGCAAGCCACGCCCGATGCGGGATCTCCATCGTAGAGTGTTTGCGTCTGAGGCGTAGATCCTTCGATCTGCGCAATCACTTTGAACGCCTCATACATCGAGGCCAGCATAAGCTGCCTTGGGTCAATTTTACGCTGTACCGGGTCCGATGCGAAGTTTGGGGTGGCGCCTTTGTAACTCCAATCGTTGGAGAAATCTACGGTCGCAAGTACCGTCCCGGACAAATCATATACGACAAATATCCTTTGCATTTCATTGATAGCCATGAACCCCGTGGTGGCCTTCGCTATTTCGGCATTCGAAGACAAGAAAGGAGCGCATACGTCTCCAATGCCAAACAATATCTCGGAAGCACCTGGTCGTTTGTAGGCTTTACCTGCGTAGATAGTGGTCCCGTCGCACTTGATGATATAAGAAATCGACCCTTCTTCTGTCTGCACACTCACGGTGTGATCCTGCCAAATAGGTGTTATTGCCATACTCGTCTATTTTTTGGTAAATATGCAATCCGCGGATTTCGTCCGCGGTCATCGCGTCACGAGGCTGTCGAGAGCCCCATCCACGGCATCCGACAGATCGGCCGTGATTGCCCGTCCTATCTCGTCGATGAACTGGGCATAGGTCAGCCCCACCGCCGTGTCGAGTGCGGGCGTAGGCTTGATGCCATCCTCGGCGATCTTCCGCCCGATCAGGAAGGCGAGCTGCTTCTCCGTGGGCAGCTTGCCGTTGTCCATCGGCCGGGGAACTACGGGCTTCACTCTGATCCATTCCAGGATCTTGTCCAACGGTGGGAACCGGCTCAACGGCCGGCGGCCGTACTCGACATACTTCCAATAGTCCTGCAGCGACAGATCCACGGCGTATGTGGTGCCGTCCCGGTTGACCATATACCGGACGCTCTGCGACAGGAGTCCCGAAGCATCCTTTCCTCGGTCTCGCAACTCCTTTCGGTATGCCTCGCATACGGCCTCGCCGTATTTTGCCAACACGGCAGCTAGGTTCGAGAAACTGATCAATGTGTTCGAATCCATTCCTGATGCTCTTTTTTCTTTTGTTCGATCTTGTCCCGGCGATATGCCAGCATGTTGAGAAATTCAATGACCGGCATCTCCCACACCTCAGCCCACGGCGTGCGCGTCAATTCAGAAACGGCATCGACATTGGCAATCCACCCCCACTTTGCAGAGAACGGATCAACCGGTTCGTCGCCTGGATAGCCTCCGCCGTCTGCGGGTTCTTCGGCATCTTCTTTACCGAAGAGCGTAGGGTATTGATTGTTGACCGATGCAATCTTCTCAAAAAAAAAGCGAGCAACCCCAAAGCAGCCGTCACCGGCATGAAATCCCGGATTGCCTGCTGTACTTCGAGGATGTCGTAGCCGTCGTTGTACTTCATGCCCTTCGGCACCAGGAAGCAGGAGAGTAGTTCCGCCTGTCGACCTTCGCCGGCGTTTGAGAAATTCTGAAAGTCGATGTACTGCGCCGCCGTCATCTTCCGGACATCGGTCACGGGTACAAGGGTCAGATCCCCGAACCGGTACTGCCTGGCTACCTCCGACGGCCGAGGTGCCGTGCAAAGGAATCCCGCCCGGTCCATCATGGCCCGGAACTCCGGTACCTTCAGATCGAGGAGCTGGTCGACGGTCATGCCAGAGAGAATCGACAGCACGTGAAGGTTCAGTTCGTTCGTATCGCCTTCGTGGTCGGCCCGTGCTCGAAGCAGGGCCTCATACTTGCCTACCGTGAGGCTGTTGTAGTTGGTTATCATAGTCTGCTATCTGTTGATGATCTTGTAGTGTCCCGACTTTCGGAAGTCGGCAAAGGGTGAATAGGCAGCGTATCGCATCGCATCCATGAAATGGTCGGCGAATGCCTGCGGCTCGTTCAGCGGGCGCCCGTCCTTGTCTTTCGCCCAGCAGTAGTTGCGGGCCTCCTTGATGCCCTCGACGCTCCGCTTCGTGATGAACATTTTATACTGCTGCATGAAGGCGATCTGCTCGGCCTTGCGTGTCGCCTTGTAGCTCGGCTTGCAGTTGAATCCGGCCTGCGCAATCTCGGCGATGCTCTTGGGCTCTGCAGCATCCGCGAAGATAGGGATCGTCCGCTTCGGCACCTTGTACGCATCGAGCGTTCGGATGATGTCCCGGTTGAGCATTCCGGTTCGGTATTCGAGCTGGTCGACGTAGATCTCCTTTCGCCCGGTGTGCACCTTGACGTGGACAATCACCGTCGGGTCGTTGGTGAATCCGAAGTCGATGCCATATGTCTCGACCATATCCGACGACTCGGGCATGGCTTCGATCTGCGTGAAGTCGAAGATCACGCCTTCGGCCTGCCCGATCTTGCCCTCACCGTACACCCGCCACCAGTTGCCCGATCCCTTGTTGCTCTCGATCTCGGCTACCTGTTCGGGAGTCAAAAAATCGTTGTCCTTGTACGTCGAATGTATCGACACGCACTCGGGCCGTCCCTGGATGTTTTCATGCACCCAGAACTCCTGCACGGGGTTGTAGTCGATGATGATGCGGTCCCGGGTTCGGATGAAGAGCTGGCGGGCCGTTTCGTAGTCGACGTTCTGCGCCTCGTTGATGAAGAGCCGGTCTCGGGCCGGGCCGTGCACCTTGCCGGGGCTGTCTGCCGAAAAGAACTCGATCATGCCTCCGTTGGGGAAGGTGAAGATGTTGTCGGTTCGGTTCCATTGGCGGTCATTCCATATCTCCCAGCTCTGCATGATGCTCTTGAAGTCACGGATGGCTCCTCGCTTCAAGTGGGGAAGAGTCTCAGATACCACAGATGTGATCTTCGCCGGGCTCCCGTCGGCAGCCTCGGCCAGGGCCTTCAATACAAGCATCTGCAGAATCGAGTATGTCTTCCCCGATCTGGCACCTCCGCACGAATCCAGGTAGCGGGGATGCAGGTTCCACGCCGGCAGCAGCTTCTCACGGAAGTTGCGGGAGAATGTAGCTTCCGTGATCATGTCATTTGTCCTTTACGGCCTTCGCCAGCTCCTCGGCCAGCTTGGCATCCCCGACCTGAATCACAAAGCTCGGGGCAATGACTTGCGCCTGCTTCAACTCGTCGAGGAGTGTTGCGATGAACTCCGCCGCCCGGGTATCTGACTTGTCGATAGCCTGCTTGTACTGCGAGGCCACGACCGCCGCCAGGTAGGGAACCTCCTGCTCGGTGCCGTCCTGGTTGACGATCGTCGTCTTCATGGCCGCGAGCTCCCGGGCATACTCGCGCATGGTCTTCAACTCGCGCAGTGCCTTCTGTGAGGCCTTCCCGCCCTTGCTGGAAAGCCTGCGATGCTCCTCCGGCGGCAGCTTCGATATGTCACGCAGATTCTTATTCGTTGCCATGGCCGTTTATTTTGGAGGTGAGGAAATCAAAGAATGCGTCGGCCGCATCCTGCAGGAACTGGATGGCCCGATGGATGCGGGTCGACATGGCCGACAGAACCGCCACCCACGAGAGAGTGGGCAGCGAGAATTCTCCGACGGCGATGATGTAGATGATGCCCGCCCACCAGATCATGCAGAGCGAGCAGTCGAAAGGGCGAATCCTGGACACCTTGGCTCCGAGCCATCGGGATAATGCGCCCTTGATACTTTCCATTACGCCGCTGACGTCGATGATATAGACGATGACAACGGCGAGGAGGAGAAGGTCAAAATATGGTCTCATTTCATGCTCTTTTTAAGTTTGCGACGAATTTCGGATACTCGGTTCTGCACCGTCGACTTGCTGACACCGAGAGTCTGCGACAGCTTGCGGACACTTCCCGTGTCGGCATACAGGATGAAGAGACGGCGGTCTGAGTCTGACAACCTTCGGAGCGCCGCCTTGCAACGGCGTACGCGGGAGTCGTCTTCGTCGAACACTCCCTTGCTGGCCGTGTACTCCTCATCGAGGAGCCGCAGCCGAATGTGGCGATCGTCATTCATCTTTCAAGATGTCGCTATGCTGGGCGAATCTCCGAATCTGCCGATAATAGGGACTCGTCCGTGAGAAATATAAATTCTCGATAATCCGTACAATAAAAAAGTTGAGCGCACCCCGTCTATGGATGCGCATCAGCTTCTCTTCGTCGTAGTTGAGCAGGGCCTCGTAGACCATCTGTACGAGGTCCGAGAGGGAGCGATGGCGGCGATGGCAGACGTTTGCCACCAACCGCTCGACCAGTCCGTCCCTTGCAATGTTGTCGATAAGTTCTCGCTTCGTCATGTTGCAAACCCGAAATAAATCACTATCTTTGTTTTGGGCAGGGGTGATCCTTCAGGGTTGCCTCTTTTTTTATTCTGTTTCGAGTAATTCCGGATTGTCGTGGATGTTGCCGATGATATTGTAATTGTAGAAATTTTCTACTGTAAGATATGGGTATTCTTCGCGAATGTTATCAATATTATTATCCCAGATACTTTTAAGGCGAACATTCAACGTATTGTAATCAGGTTCACATTCTCCTCCCGTCAGCTTATCAAATCCGATCGGAAGACCACAAAAATTAAATGACCCATGCTCAAACTTGACTACATCGACATTTCTGACTACTTCATATTCTTCAACTTCAATGTTTGGTGGAGGATAATTACCTTTCTGTTGATACGAAAGGTTCATATAAAAGCATTCGATAATGTCCCCCTCGTAAATATCCCGCCCGTCCTTGTCTTTCAGCCCCGTGAATTGGCCGATGGTTCCCGGGTCTACTTCGTGCCATTGTTCATGGTGATCTACGAACTCCACGATCATGCAGGTACCATAGTCGTCTTGCAGTAGGCTACCTACCACCAACTCTCCGTTGTCGAGTCGCTTTCCTCTGAATTTGATTTCGCGTTTCATGTCTGTCTGTTATCTGAAAATATCTTTCGCTACTCTTTTGCATATACGGTGCTCGATCAGCGATTCAAGCCCGTGTATATAGAACGTCCATTCCTGCATTGCGGTAGGATGTTTGTCGGCAAGTGCGACGAACTTGTTGTGAGCATCGGCCAGCAGGTCGAGGATCTCGCGTTCGTCATCGGTGATAAAATCTGATTTTTCGGTTGATTCTTTCGACATATCATCCCGTTTTACCGATTATCCCCGTTCCCGTCGATCACGCCCCTCTGCTGCCTGCTGGCCAGCTTGTCGAGGTTCATGCGGGCGATCTCTTCCAAGTCCCAGCCCATAGTCGAGCAGAGGCCCGCAAGTTGCCACAATACGTCGCCAGCTTCCAGCATCATTGCCTCCTCCAGCTCGTCGTCGATTCGACGGGTGGACGGATGCCGCATGTGGTCGTCGGAGATCGTCGCCTCTCCTTTCCGGATCGCCTTTGCGACCTTCGAGGCCAGTTCGCCGACCTCTCCCACGAGGTTCAGCATCATGTAGGAAAAATTGTTGCAGGTGGGCATGCACGTCGTCATGGCCTGCCGTTGATATTCTGTCAGTGTCATAGTTGTTTTTTCGCCGTCATCCGGCTGTTCGTGAAATTCTTTGCAGGCAGGATCATCGTGCAGCACCATAGCGTTGTCGATACTACAACGTCCTACCCCATCGAAGTTGTCGCATTCATAATTTGCGCATTCGTCGCATGTTTTCATACGTCTACGGTTATAGTTCGTGAATATACCGCCATCCGATCGGCGCGTTGTTTGGAGCACACCATCCGCCGCCCGGGGCCTTCTGCCACCATCCGCACTTGTCGTATCGCATCACGTCGTAGGTGTGCCCGTCCGCGTGAACCATGACCAGCACCTCGACGTCCGTTTCCGGCAACTCCACATTCGGATCGAGCCAGCGGGTAAGTTCTTCGCGCTCCGACTCGGCTGCGGCGATAAACGACCTTCCGCTTCTTAATCTTCCACAAATATCATCGCACAATGCGCAGTCACTATCGCAATACTGGCTTGCGTACTCTTCGGCTCTTTCTTCGATCGTTTTCATAGGTCTTTTGATATTCTATTACCTAAATACTTTGTAAGAAAATCTTCTCGTTCTGCCTCACTCATTGATTGCCACTCGCTTTCTGACACAACAACGTTGCCCATATACTCCCGGTCATTTTGGTAAACGTGCACGCATACGCTATGTGCGTGAGGCATATTTTCGGCGATGTAGAATGCCATAGTATTTCTAATTATTTCGAGGTTTTGCGAGAATCTCGATATTTTACCAATTCGAATTGATAGACCACGACGTAGTGGTTCGATTCCCATGTTCCACGGCCCGAAACCTTGTCGATCAGCGCAGCGAAGGCTTCGCGGGGAGTGCTGCCAAGTTCTACAAACGCTCCGTATTCGTTGGAACAACCGTATGGCCGAGATGTGGCCAACTCCTTTTCGTATCTTATTCCCTCCCGCAAGCAACTTTCGTCGGTTATCTCCTGCAACCGCTCAATCCGGATGCCGGTGATTCGGATCCGGTGAGGCATAAGGTCGGCCCGGGTGAACATCTTGTTTGTCCAGCCGGGCGAATGAATAGCCGTAACGGGCGTTCCGTCATCCTTGTACGACACAATAGAATCGGGGTTTACGCCCGCATCCTTGTAGCTCTGCGCAACAGCCACAACCTCGCCGATATAGTACCTTGATTTGCCTAACCGCCAATTCGCTGGAACTTGTCGTCTTGTCATAGTCTTGCGGCTATCCAGCACCGCCTGCGTCAGACCGTATCGGTCGTTGAACATGATTTTTTTCATTGTCAAAATTCCATTTTGGGGTTCTGCTTCTCTTCCATCACTTTGTTGACGCGCTCGATCTCGGCGTCGATCTCCTGCTCCAGCCGTTTGCTGTCGGAGAGTGCCCGGCCGGAACGCGTTCGGAAATACTCCTTCTGCGCCTTGCGCATCCGGGAAACCTTGTCGAAAAACTCTTTGGGGGTCATAGCTCAATTCCAAAATAATCCTCCAGCCTTTCTTTGCAGTTCATGCGCCCGAACATCCCGTCTCGGGCCAATGCGAACTCCTGGTAGCTGTCGAAGAACACATTCTGCATAAACAGTTCGTATATGTTGGAAAATTTTTTTTTACTTTTAAGCTCTCCTTCTCTTTCTCTATTCCACCATATTATCCCATTTCTAATCCATTGACGAACGAGTTTAGGATATTTTCTGAAGTCAGAGAGCCCGTTATCGGATGCAAGAGGGCACCCCATACACCCGAGCCGTCTGTTTACGCAAAACTTGCCGTTCTCATCGTAGTATAGCGGGTGACACTTGATGCCGTAGTGAGTTATGAAGTTTTTAACATCTTCGTCAGTCCATTCCAGGATAGGAAGAAACACATTGACGTGGTTTTTCTTCGACCCATAGATGCGACACATTATCGGCTCTTTATATAACTCCGCCCGCTTGGTACTTTCTGACCTTCTTATGCCTTGAATAGAGTTGTCGAGTATCTTGTATTCCTTTAACTTATCGCAGCAGAACCGAGCACGACGGGTAGGGAATCCTTTGCGCTGAATCAATTCGAAAAAAGTATGAACTGGCTTCACTATTTCCACGCCGTTATCCTTGCAGTGGGCTACGGTTCCGGGAGGGTCGATAGTCGTGTTCTTGTAAATGGCCCGATAGTTGATCCCGGCCATCTTAGCCAGCGCAAGGATAACATCGCTGTCCTTCCCTCCCGAATAGCTCAACTCGACCTCCGTATCTCCTAAGTGTTGGAGTAGTCGGATGCTCTGTTTGATTTTCCTATCGAGATCGCTCATACCTGCAGATAGTTTTTCACCACCTCCACGGCCTCGTCAAAGGTCCGCGCAATGGCGTATTTGTTCCCGGCCTTCTCGAACGCCTCCTGCCAACGCTTCTGCGCCGGGCTTTGGCGGCTGCTCTTCTCCGTAGTCTTGAACTCGATGCCCAGGGCACCATATCCGCCCCTCGGAACCAGGAGCAGGAGATCGGCAGCTCCGGCCGTCATTCCTTCGGCTTTGAGTATTCCGGCTTCACGTTTACCGCGAAGGCCGCCGTTGGGGACGCTCGTCAGGTTCAGCGCATATTCCGGGAACTGCAGCCGGAACCACGTGACGAACGACTTCTGAATATTCGATTCGATGTGTCTCATTTTCTCAAACTTTCTCCGTTGAACGCTATGCGGTGGCAGAGGTACATCACCCGGTCATATATCCGGTCGCCGTATCGGTCGCGGATCGCATCGCCCGAGAGATTCGACGACATGATCAGCATCGTGTCGGGGTTGTCCTGCGCCTTGTTGATCGCCTCGACGACGATATTTCGGCGCGTTCCGTAGTCCATGCGGTCCACCTCCACGCCGATATCGTCCAGAGAAATCATTTTGCGCCGCAAAATTTCGTCTATATTACCCTGTTGGCTACCGCAGTCCACCACCGAGACGATACGCTGGCAGAAAGCCCGAATCAGCATCGGAATCGCGTATCTCACCAACAGCGACTTCCCGCGCCCGCAGTTTCCGAAGAGCAGCAGCCCTTTGCCGTGGTTGTCCGAAAGCCACTCGGCGACCCGGTCGTACTCCGGGAGCCACACAAGCCTCTCGCCCATCGACGACATCACGGCCGTCATTGCCTTCTGCAGCTCCTCGCGGGCATTCGGGATCGCGATCCGCATCCGCTTCGACGGTGTCGGATTCCCTTCCACCCGGAGCTGCCGTAATACTTCTGCGTAGTCCATAGGTTAAAAATCTTCGAAGTGTTGGTTGTTGTCAAAGTGTGTCGCCGGATGCTGAGCCGTGGATCTCGAACGCGTTCGGGTCGATGCCCCGGGTTGATCCCGCCGTTTGCGCATCCAGTTGTTGAAGTGCCTCATGCAATCGCGCTTGTCCTTGTCCGTCTCGCCATTGTCGATGCAATGTGCCACGAACTCGTCGATGCGACGCTTCACGGCCTCCGGATCCATGTGATTGTTCATGCAAAACGCCTCCAGCCATTGCTGCTGCGACTTCATCCACGCGGCCACCTGGTCGATAGGAATGTATTCGAACGTCCCGGGCGGCACCTGCGGGGGTACTTTTTCCGCGCAACCTTTTTCGGGGGTTGCCGAAAGGTCATATGCGGAATCCTCGGGATCGACCTGATCATCGCGCGTTGTTGTAGTAGTAGATAATATTCTTTTCTTTACTTTACTTTGTGGGGTTTTTGTCGACAATAATTCCGCTGCGGATGGGTTATTGTCGTCAATAACTCCGGTGCACCCATTTTCTGCTAACAGATACTTTGCGTCATGCGGTAATCCGCGTCTGCGGGTTATGGAGAAGAATCGCTTCTGAATGCCTCGACTCGTCAGAACCTTCACCGAGTCAAACAGGGATTCGTCGAAGAATCCCCACCTGACCAAGCGGTTTACTATTTGGTCGATCAATTCAGGACTCACACCCGGGAGATCACGGAGCAGTTTGTATTTCAGCGGCTCATTCCACAGTATGAAGTATCCGTTCCGGTATACCGCACAAAGCAGCTTGATGACCGTGATTTCGCCCTTGATCCCAAATTCTCCGGATATGGCTGCGATCTTTTCATCGGCAAAGAAGTCAACATCCAACGGGAAATAGTCTAATCCTGTCTTGTTGGGTCTTGCCATGTCATTTTCGATGTACTTTTCGGTGACACTCTTCGCAAAGAGTGATCAGTTTATCCAAGAAGTCCGCCTCGCGACCTACTATCGACACACCCTTGTCGTCGTAGTATGTCGTGTGATGGACCTCCAACGAATAGTTCCTGCCGCAGATCTGACAGCGGTGGCCGTCGCGTAGTCTCACCCGACGGCACACCTCCTGCCATTCCTTGCTCTGCAGCTTCTTCACATAGTTACTCTTCCGTCCCGGACGGTGCTGAAGCCTGCTCATACGTCTCGTTCATGTCGATACCCAGCACTTCGAGGAATGCCTGCTTGTTGGTCTCGAGATTGGCGAAGAGACTCTGCTCGTCCCACGACGGAATCTTGTCAACCCGGCACAACTGGAATTTCCCGTCTATCCAGGCGTAATACAGGTAGTGGCCGCACAGGGCCATGCGAACCGTTGACTCCCCTGGAAGATCCACCTCCTTCTCGCCCCTCTTCACCTGATATACCAGATCCCGGATCTGCGTCATGACGGCCTGCAACTTGTCCTTCGCCTCCTTGATGATGGTCTTGCACTGTGCTTCCACTTCCGCCAGAGCATCTTCCAGTTTCGGCTGCTCGTCCTCCATCAGCTCGGCGTAGTTGGCCCGGATCGAAGCCCGTTCGTAAGCATCCAGCAGGCGGACAGCCTTGGCACTCGGCATGCTTTCGGCGATGAATTTCCCGGACAGATGCTTGCGGATCTCGTCCATATTCGTGGCACCCTCAAAGATCACCTTCGGGAACGATACGTTTTTCGGCAGCTTGAATTCCGGATGTTCCGGAACATAATTCTTTAGATCGATCATGATGTTGTGGTTTGTTGTGGTTTGTTGTGGTTTGTTGTGGTTTTCGGAAAGATATTGCGGAAGCAGCTCCTTCTTGATGTAGTCGGGTAGCTTGCACTGGATGATCCCGTGCGCTCCCTCCTCGGCCTTGGCGTCGAACCCCGGCCATGTGTCGGCATCCTGGCATTGCTTCACGATATCGAGGGCCTGCGCGTACTTGTACTTTCCGACCTGCAGATCCTCGGCGTCCCAGTAGAACACCGCCACCTGGAACGGAAGCACCGTCTGCGCCATGACCATCAACGTCGCCGTGAACTCGCGGCCCGTGATCTCGCTGGCGACCTTCAAATACATGCCCTCGGCCAGTTCGTAGCGGTACTTTGCGCAGTCGCGCATGAACGCCTCGACGGATGTCGCGTTGGTGGTCTTCACCGACAGAATAGCATTCACGCCGAAGTTCTCTTCCAGGAGCATCCCGTCGGGGCGGATCTTCACTTTGAGTCCCGTCGACGCATCGCGTCCGTACATCGAGGTCTCGGTCTTCACATAGGGCATGATGCGCGGAAGGATGCCGCCTCCGTAGGTGTTGAAAGAAACCTTCATGGCCCGAATGATGTCGTGATACGTGCGGTCGATCAACGTGTACCCGGCCTTTTGACATTGCTCCTCCTTGTCCGAGGCCATAGCCTTCAACGTCGGAAGTTTCCACGACGGGTCTATATCCACCTGGGGCTCATTCAGTAGATCCGTATAGAATCGGATCAGATCGACACAACCTCGGATGGTTCCCCGGTCGGCCTTGGGTTTCACCACGACCTGCTCGAAACGCCTGGGTTCGAGGATCGCCTCATGTGCGAATGTCCCCAGTTCGAAGTGCTTGCCGTCTGGCCGAGCGATCTCCTCATTGCGGGCGATCAGATAGTGACGCGGGGATTTCAACGCCTCTTTCAGCAGCGAGGAGCTTTCACCGGGCGCTTTGAGATATGTATCCATCCAGTCGTTCGCCACCCGGCCGTTCACCGCCAGCGCATAGTTGTATACGCGGCTCGGTTTCTCGGGGAGGTTGTCGAGGCGGTGGATGAACTCCTCAAAGGGCGTGTACTCCGTCCGGTCGAACTGCAACGGGCAAAGTTCACCGCCCGTTACAGTCGCCTCGGAAAGATCGTATGTCTGAAACCCTACCTCCATGGCTATTTCTTGATGACAAGCCGCTTGACGCTCCAGTTGTCAGACTTGTAGCTGTTCGTCGAGTTCTTCTTCTTGCCCAGGTAGGTGATCTCGAATGCATCGCCCGGTTTGATCGATGCCTGGAACGACTCGAAGATACCCACCAGGCGGCGCGATCCGTTGCGAACGGCGCGAAGATCCCCGTTGACATGCTCGGCAAACTGAGCTACCAGCAGTTCGCGGGTTTCTCCTGTCTCCATTTCGACTACGTTCTCCATGTTCAAACCCACGAAGAACAGGCGGCGGGTCTCGCCCTCCTTCTCGGGCGTCCAGTATTCGCCCGACATTTCGATAGGTTCGGCCTCGGCTTTCGAGAGGTCGGGAAGGTTGCGGAAGTCTACCGTTGCTACGGCGTTCATGTTAGTGTTTTCCATAGTCGTGTGATTTTATGGTTATTGAATTTTGAATATTTCTTGTTGGTGATTCTTGTAGTAGGCGTTCAGCACATAGACGATGCCGGGCAGGCTCTCGTCGTTGTCCACGTCATATGCCCCGACAACCTCGAAGCTATTCTGCAACTCGGCATAAGGCTCAGATATTCCCATATAGGTATCTCCGCCAGGCTTTTCGGTCCACTTGTAGTCGTGGCGGATGTCGATCGACCAGGGACCGAGGAACACGTCCATTTCCTCGCTGGTGTATATCACCCCATCCTGGTCGCAGTCCGGCTTGCCGGATATGGCCTTCACGGCGCTGCGCCAGAACTCAAGTAGCGATTTGTCTTTCAGGCAAAATTCCGCCGTCTGCCGCAACACGCTACGCTGTCCCTTGATGAACTCACTGCGGTAGATGCCGTATTCGACACCGTTGATAGTGATTATGGGCATGACTTTCTGTGTGTTCATGATTAGTCAAATTGTTCAAATAATCTATTGAGAATGTCATCCACGGCGTTGTAGATGCGCTTGTCGAAGTATACGATACCGAATACTACTGCAATGGCTCCCAGCCACAGCAGCAAGGTTACAAGGTGTGCCATCACTTTACGATTTTGATCTTTGCGATAATACCGTCAATTCGGTATCCGAAGTACTCCTCCTTGAACTGACATACGGCACGGCCTATCGCCATCAGCGGATGTCGTTCTTCGTATGTTCGCGACATTTCTGCCCGATTGCGGTCAGAATGCGAACCGAATATTGTCACAAGGAATGAGCAGGGACGATCCGTCTCTGTTGCTCGGAGCATCATGCTCCTGGATATGTTTCTGTAGCGGATCTCTGCCTGTTTCGTAGGCTGTACGGTGAGCTGCTGGGTACCTTGTACCCGGGTCCCACTTGTGTCGTTGTTTGGCATTTGTAGAACACAAGTTTGGTTTGACGTATGTATAAAAAGAGGGCGTGCCCCCTATTGTCGCCAAACAACCACAACTACGCAGAGTAGAAGTGCTACGGGAACACGCCCAAAAGAGCTTCGTATGTACTTATAAGCTGCGCAATGCAGTTGTTTGGCAGCGACAAATATAGCGATTCATTTTGAATTGGCAAAATTATTTTTCACAAATCGCTCGGTGTCAATGTCGGGCAGGAGGATGTTCTCCATCGTCACGATTACGCAATCGGGACGCCTTTCGACTTTAAGAATGCCATCGGAAAGCAGCTTGATGCCTATCTCTTTTGCCAGTTCTTTTGCAATGGCTTTGACATCAGACATATACGGGTATGGATATATTCGGTATTTGCCAACCCTAACACATTCGTTTGGGGAGAATACCGACAGGTCGCACACCCGGTGCGCCCCGTCCCGTAGCTCCACGATCTCGTCTTTGAACCTGTACCCTTTCATACTACCGGATATTCTTCGCCATCCTTTGCGACCGTTCGCAGTCGCGCTTGAACTTGTTGGCGCGTTCCTTCGTCGCCTTGTCGGGTGATACCAGGAGCCACGTGTGCGGCCCCACATTCAGCGGCTTCAACTGCTCGCCGCGCTTGTTCTTGTATGCGTCCATAGTCTGTTGGTGTTGAGTTGTTGACCCTCCCGGATTCGAACCGGGGCCAGCAGAACCAAAGTCTGCGGTGCTACCGTTACACCAAGGATCAAAAAGCCCGTCTTTCCGGGCCGCCATTGGCTTTCGCGTTATCTGTCCGATGAAGTCAAGCGTCTTTTCCGCTTTGCCACCGCATATCCTAATGCGTAAATCCCATACGTCATCGTCGTCCTACTTGCCAACACCAATCCAAAAGGGTTTGCGGAGGGTGAGGGATTCGAACCCCCGAGGCGTTGCCGCCTGCCTCGTTAGCGGTGATGTGCATTCAGCCACTCTGCCAATCCTCCAAAAACCGCCCCGGCGCCCTGCCGGGCAAGATTGGGGCGGAACCGCCGCGGGCCTCACGGATGGCGGCGTGATGGTCTAACCTGAAAGGAAGTGTGTGATGTGTGTCCGGCTATTTACGGGAGCCTGAAGCCCTCATGAAGTATTCCTTGAACTGAACACGTCGTCCCGTACGGGTAGTGTCGTAGTGCTTGACGTCCTCGATCGGCTGCCCGAGGCGTCGCAGCCGACTGACGATCTTCCGCAACTCGGTAGTTTCGAACAGCCGCGATGCCTTCTGTACCGTCAGCCTACCGCCCGCCAGCAGGTAGGCGAGGATCTCGCGTTGTGGGTTTCGTACCATATCCTTGTAGTTTTGGTTTGCACCCGGATAGGCGGTCAAGCCACACCGGGTAAGTCGTTTCGGCTCCGCGGATCGCTCCGCATCATCGCTCGATGATTGGTATTTGTCGGTTGCCCGCCCGGTCGCCGCCAAGTCGGTCTCCGGGTTTAACGTCGTTTCAGACGATCGCCACAATGTCAAAGAACTGCCGCATCGCTTTGCTGTGGGGTTATTGCCAGCGAAAGACCCCTCACCTCGAAGGGTGGCTATTTGAGGGTGCGGCAGGACTTGCACCTGCAACGCTTTCATTGTCGATTGATCGGGGAACGACGTTACGTCTCTTGAACTTATTACCCGATCGGCATCCCTGCCATGCGGTTTTGGGCGACCGGTACGAGGGTTTTCAACCTCTCTACGATTTCGACCAGTCCTTTTGCGTTCGACCGCTTCAGATTCCCGTGTATCTCATTGTTCCACCACGCACCCGGATTGCTATTTTATCCCCAACCACCGCTTTATCGCGCATTTGATGATGCCTTTGCGGCTGGTCTTGTAGTCCCGGAGGCTCTGCCGGTATGCCTCCTCCGGCGTCAGGTCGTAGACCTGGAATTCGACCCCATGATAGGGCCTGCGTTCTGTCATTGTCATATCGTGTCTGGATTGATTCCCCATTTCTTGCATCTCTTGATCCGGCGCAGATCCTTTTTCGTGTGCGTCACCACCTCGTCGCCGAATATCAAAACCCGGCCGCTGGTGGACTTAGGATGCCGTCGCAGGATCCCGCGTTTCAGATAGTCTCTCACGGTGTCGCGGTTGATCTTCAACGCCTCGCACGTCTCGGCTACCGTAAGCGGATGGTTCGCCATGATCCGAAGGGCCCGGTCAAGCTGCTCTTTCAGTGCCATATTCTCGGCAAGTATGTCATTCGTCGAATTCAATGCTATCATAATCCTGTCCTCCGATTACATATTCAACTTCCCGGCGACTGCGTCGTGCCCGGCGTGCCGTTCGCTCAAAATCCCCGCCTCCGAAGGTGTAAGCGCAGAACAAACCCAGCAGGCAGGCGGCCCCGATGCGACGGATTATCTCTTCCAGCTCAATGTCGAAGTTCGCGCAGAACCACCACGCCACCAGCCCGTGAATGGAGTGCCGGCCGATCTTCTCGTAGATATTCTGCGTGTGGCGGATCACCGTGTTGTACGATATGCATAGACGGTCGGCGATCTCCTTGCCGCTCAATCCCTCCACGTACCCACGCGATACGCGTGCCTCGGCCTTTGAGAGTATGGAATCCGTCTTCATGGCTACTCTCCCCAGGGATTCTTCACGCCAAATGCGGCAAACGTCTCTTCGATGCGACGGGCGACGTCTACGTCGAGGTATTTCGTCTGGCCGTCACGGTACTTGCGCCATATTGGCTCGGAGGCGATTCCGATTGCTTTCATAAGCGCAGCCTTCAACTCCTTATGCTTGCCGTATGCAACCTCGCGCAGGCCCTTGTTGAATGATTTCGATCGCGGATATTGCATTTGTTCTCAAAAATTTATATATATTTGCTATTTCAAGCCGTGAACCGTCGCCGTATCTTTGCGGTATCGGTTGCGTTCGCATTGCAAATATAAGTATAATGCAAGCATTATGCAAGTAAAATGCAATTATTTTTATGTGTATAGGTGAAAGAATAAAAAAACTGCTTGAATATAAAGGCGTTACTCCTTATATTGTTTCGATGCATACAGGTGTGTCGCAGGCGACAATGAGCCGAATTATCAATAATTCAACGGCAAAGCCAAGCAGCAGCACAATAGAATTACTTGCAAAATACTTCGACACAAGTCCGGATTGGATTCTAACCGGACGAGGAGAGATGACTAAATCGGAGAATAATGCGTCAGACGGGAAGGGAATACCTTATTATGACATGGATGTGACGGCATCCATAACGGAGTCGTTTCACGACGTGCGCGAAGAGGTGCAATACTATATCAACTTTCCGCCACTGAACGACTGCGACGCCGCATTCCCCGTATACGGCGACAGCATGGTCCCGGACTTCTACCCCGGAGAGGTGATTCTCGTCCGAGAGATTCGCAATGTCGATTCGATGCTTTGGGGCGAGCCGTATCTCGTCATCACGAATGCCGCCTGCGATAATCTCCGAACGATAAAAAACGTATATTTGTCGGAGGACCGGCAAAACTTCATACTTCGGGCGACAAACCCGAAGTATGCCGGCGACACGATTGTCCCGCGCAACGACGTACTGAAGATATTTTTGGTCAAAGGAAAGCTGAACCGCCGACAACTGTAAAATGACGGACCCGTACGAAATATTGGGGCTGACACCGGATGCGACCCTGGAAGAGGTGAAGAAGGCGTACAAAATGTACGTCAGCAAGCTCCATCCGGACAAACACGACGGAGACCCATTTTTCGACGATCTGATCAAACGGGTGAACGAAGCCTACAATGATATCGCTAACCCGGGTAAAACGCGTAGAAGGAGCCGAAGAACGGCTGACAGCGGGATCAACGGCATGGCGGCGGAGATCGAACGACTGAAGACCCAGTATGCGCGTGCGCTGGAGAATGCGCAAAAGGAAATATCCCGGCAAATGGCCGAGGTAGCACGCCGCGATGCGGAGATCGTGCGCCTCCGATCAGAGACCGAGAAGTTGAAAGCGCAGCACGAGAAGGACCGAAAAGATATGCAGCTCACGGTCGGAGGGGTTATCGTTGTGGGGTTGATGATATTCCTCGTCGTAGCGGTTGCGGCCGACTGGATCAATCCGACATTTGTGTTTGTTGTGTTCGCCGCAATATTCATCATAAGTATTGTCGCAAATATCAATCGAATAGCTAACAAGTGAAAGATGTATAAGTATATAGTAATATTGTTATCCATTGTATTGGTAGGATGTGCAAGAAACAATGAAACAGAAACACCCAAATATTCAAACCGCACCGTCTTCTTCGGAAGTGCATATATCGAAGGATTTGGAGGCGTGTGCATGATGGCAGACACTCTGACCGGAGACGGATTCGAGGTGCTTGTGCCCGATTACCTTGCCGAGTTAATACCCGATGTACAGTCGACCGTCGACATGGGGAAAACGTACACCGATGAAAATTATGAATTCTATACCATCTACGGTCTGAAAGGTGGAGAATATTATCCTACGTTGAACATTGTGCTTGACGGAGGTGCAAGGTTCCAGGCGAAAGTTAAGGTCGTCAACTTCACCGACCAGGGATGGGTCTTGGAATCATGCGCTCCAAATTTACAATCAGGATGGCCCAATATCATCATCGGCACCGGAGCGGCGAAAAAATACTTGTGCAACACGACATTCAATCCCAACGGTTGGAAGAGCTGGTCGGACATATCCATCACCTCCGAAAACGGCATGACCTTCAATTTCATAAAAGATTGCATGACCGAGCGTGTTGTCGTACCGTATGACTGGAAGATTAAATAACAGATACTATGTCAGAAAAAATTCTCAAAGAACTGAAATCATCGGCCGCCGTTGCAAATGCCATGGGATATCTCTTCCTGGCTGTGGGCGTCATCGCTGCGGCATTCGGAATCTACAACCTCATCGTCGGTGAGCTCAACGCCGGATATCTGATCGGTTCCGGAATCGGATCGTTCTCGTTCGGCGCACTGCTGTGGTGCGTGGCATCCATTGGCAAATTCCTTTTGAGCCGGGATAAATAACACCATGGTCACCTTCATCATCACCAACAAGCACCGCCCGAAGGCCACGGTCGTGATGCTCATGTCGATATTCGGCAAGCAGTATCGCAAGAGCATCGGAGTAGGTCTACCCCCGAAGTATTGGAATGCGGCGAAGCAGCAGGCGAAGGTGACGGCCGATTTTGACGGGAATATCGTAAATGCCGCCATTGATCGCTGGGAGGAGATAGGCCGCCGCGCATACCGCTATTTCATGGACAGCCGACGGGTCCCGACGGCCGAGGAGTTCTCGGCGAAGATTGCCGAATTGTCAGCATCAGGACGCGAAGAGACGACGGAAGGCCCCCAGTACCTCGCCGAGTATCTTGCGAACGTCTACATCCCGCGCTATCAAAACGTCCGGGGGACTGATACGGTGAAGATATACCGGGTCGTGCTCAACAAGCTGCGTGAGTTCGAGACATTCGCCCGCTACCGGGTGAAATTCGACCACGTAAACATCGACTTCTACAACCGCTTCAAGCGGTGGTTCTTCGCGCAGGGATTCTCGCGGAACTACTTCGGGAATATCATGAAGGTCATAAAGCAGGTATACAAGGAGGCCCGCGATGTCGACCACCTGCATGACGGAACCGGCACAGTCCACCGGGACTTCACGTGTCCGAACGACACAGCCGATTCGGTGTATCTGTCTCCGGAGGAGCTGGACCTGATCCGCTCATTGAAGATCGACGAATCGACGGTGCAGGACCCGAAACACCCCATATCCGGCGACTGGCTGACGAAGCGTATCTCGGCACTCAACCGAGCGCGCAATCTGTTCCTGATCGGCTGCTACACCGGGCTACGGGTGTCCGACTTCTCGCGGCTGCGGGATGCGCATATCGGCAAGTTCATCACGATCAAGACGCAGAAGACAGGGACGCCGGTGGTCATACCGATCCATCCCGTCGTCCGGGAGATTATCGACAGCGGGTTCGATCTGTCCGACACGGTAAGCGACCAGAAGCTGAACGCCCACATCAAGGATTTGTGCCGTATGGCCGGCATCGACGAAGAGGTACTCGTCAACAAGAATGTCGGAGGGCACAATACGGAGGTCGTGCTCCCGAAATACCAGCTTGTCAGCTCCCACACGGCCCGCAGGTCATTTGCGACGAACGCCTACAAGGCAGGCGTTCCCACCATTGCTATCATGAAGATCACGGGGCACCGCCTGGAGAGCACGTTTCTGAAGTACATCCGCGTATCTGCAGAGGAGAATGCCGAGATATTGAGCAACCATCCGTTCTTCAAGTAGGGACGGTTTTTCGATCGTATAATACAACAGATTATATAACAAAAAAGATACCGCACTGAAAATCAGTGCGGTTAGGTTGAGCTGCCGGGACTATTGAATTTCAGCATGTTGCCTTTAGCATTGCCGAAATTGGATATCGCTCTTTTATATTTCGGCAAATATACCGATTGATTGCCGAAATGATTAGTTAAACGATGCAACCGTTACCGCCTCCAC